TCATATTCGCGAATCTGTCATTTCTATGAGCGGTTCATTACCCAACGAATTTGATTTGGAAAAATATATTGATTATGACAAACAATTTTAATTCAACCCAAGGATCGTCTGTCAGTTCATTTTTTAAAATCCACTCAATGGCTGGCTTGCATGTGTCTGCTCCAATATTACCCATCAACAAATGCATTCCACTAGAGTCTAATGTAACTTCACCACTACTACCACTACTTAACCAAAAAAATCTTCTAGTGTTGAAACACGCTCTGTATTCCAACCAACCTTCTCTAGAATAATTCTAAGCGGGTCAATAAAAGCCTTCTGAAATTGTTTGTCATAATCAATATATTTTTCCAAATCAAATTCGTTGGGTAATGAACCGCTCATAGAAATGACAGATTCGCGAATATGATTTGGTTCTTTTAGGTATGTAAATTTAATCTTATCTCCATCTTGAATTGCCGGATACTTTTTTAGCACCTTATGTTTTTTGAGTAGCATATTATATAGTAATGCGCCCTTGACATGAATTGGTGTTCCTTTAATATAAATGTCTTTGATACCTTTATACTTTTTAATCCCATTAATGCCCCGAGGAAATGCGACATCTTCGGCTGGCAACTTATTGAACTCTTCCCGAAACTTTTCAATAAACTTTATAATATCATCTTCAGTATCATTCATCAATATTTTCATTGCTTGCCGGATCTTCTCGCGACAAGCTCCTGGCGTACTTGACTTGACTGCTTCAATACCCATTATCTTTAGCTTGGGCTCTGCATATCGCACACCCTCACTATCATGGACATTCAAAATGTATCGTTTCTTTGCAGTCCAAATTCCCTTGTCTGCAATAACTTCTCGCGACATGAACATCTTTTGGTCATAGGCATTCATGTATTCGGCTAGCTCGATATAACACTTATTAATGAATGGTTCTAACTTTTCTGTACTTACCTTGTCAAGAAAATCTACAATCTTTTTAGATGAAGTCTTCTTAGGGAAAACCGAAGAGACTAACTTATCAAACGTAATATAAATGCTATCAGTATCGCTGGCTACAATATAGTCTTCATCTTCAGTTTTAAGTAACTTGTTAAGATACTTATTCATTTTATTTTCAATCCAACGAATTGACAACTGCCCTGCCTTAGTGACACCTTCTGCTAATCGGATATCATAAAAACGAAAATACTGATTTCCGAGCGCACCGTAGGCACTATTCAACTGAACCTTACGGGCTAACTGAACATTGTTATATCGGGCAATGTCGTTTGTGTATTTCTTGTAAAGATAATTATTTTCGTTGGTGGTTACCTCTTCGCGCTTCTTCTGCGCCTCAATCATCAGGATCTTATATTCACTTCTTTGCTCATACAATTCTTCCATCATTTCAGGAAGAAATCCGCGAACATCTTTTCGGAAGAATTGATAGTTTGGTGTCACCGTAAGATCATGATTCTTTAAAGAACCCGTATCAAAGATTTTCTCAATAATATTGTCGATGCCTGCAATGGTTTTATGGGCCCCAAGATTCAGACTGTTAACCACTTCTTCGGGGGCCTGCTCACGAGGCACTAAAGTCTCTGGCGAAATATTGTACTGCATAATCAAATGCGGATACAGACTGTTCAAGTCAAACGAAACAATCCAATTGTGCATTCCAATAAGAGGATCTTTTACATAAGCCCCTTCATATGTACCTAACTTTTCCGAATCATCTTTCGGAGGAATAACAATATTCTTCTTCCTAAGATGATTGTAAATCATGGTATCCCACATACGCACCTGTGAAAACACATCGGTATAATTTACTTTTGCAGAATACGCAAGGGCTAGAATCATGTCGATAAACTTCATCTTATCTTCTAGTTTCTCGACAAGCTCCACATCCTTGATATTATAATCAATAAACTTTTCGTAATCTTCCGAATAGAGCTTATGTAACGAACCATATTCTTCATACGAAAGTTTGCGTTCGTCTAATTCTACATGAGCTATGTGGTCGAGTCTATAACTCTCTTGCTGTGTATAAGTGAATCGTTTATACAATTCCATATAGTCAAGAATAGAAGTTCCGATAAGATTAATGGCTTGCTGCTCACGCCCAAGAACGACAGCCTTACGAAGAGAAGTACGCCCCCAAGGGCTTAGTTTGCGGGCTGTTTTTTCGTCAAGCACTCGGGTAATTCGATTGAACAAATATGGAATATCGAAAAATTGAACATTCCATCCGGTAATGATGTCTGGGTCAACCTTTCGCCAAAGCTCGATAAACTTCTGAATTAAATCAATCTCATTATCACATTTGATATACTTTGTGTTTGCTTTTTTGGGAGTATATTCACCGCACCCAAGAACCCAAAATATATCCTTGTGCTTAATCGTGATTGCAGTAATTTCTTCTGACCCAATTTCGGGATCTGGAAAACCATTTTGCGAATCGACCTCAATATCAAGATAGACAATTGAAATCAAGTCTCGGTCATATTCAATATTGTTGCTATACTGATCGCCAATCCAGCAATACTGAAAATTGTGATTACCATAGATTGTAAAGTTATTGGTATCTTTATACCGCCTAATAAACTGGCGAGTGTCTTGGACTGTTCCTGGTTTTAATGAACCAACAGAAGTGCCATCAAGAGTTTTATATTTTGACTCGGTATTTGTTGGCACGAATATTGTGGGATAATATTCTAACTTATCCTTTCGTCGCTTACCATTAACAATGCCGCGAAAGAATATGTTGTTGCCAACACATTGAACATTTGTATAGAAGTTTTTCATGTATATAGTATAGCAGTCTTGTGTCTAATTGTCAATCATCACCTGTAATTGGAGTAAGCTGATTTAACATCATGGCATTATATTGGTCAACAATTTCAGGTAGGGGGCTGTGAGAAAATATAACGTGATTTTTTGCCACCTCAATAAACGAGTCTGAAGAAAGCGCCAACACATCAAAAACAACAAATCTTGGTTTGCCTCCTTCTTCTTGGGATTCAGTATATATTATGTTGTAAGGATCTTCTAAAATATAATATCCCTCTTCAATACTCACTTTTGCGATAATGGGCGGGCCCGATATCAAATTCACAATTTTAATTTCGTCCATAATATCCTCTATTCAAGGGTAGGAAGTAATAATAAAGTTTCTGGTCCAGCCACACCATCTATTGTGATTACGTTAGTAAACTGAAACATCAAAATAGCTTGGGCTGTGTTTTGCCCAAACACACCATCAACATCAAGCCTTACGTCCTTGCCTCCCACCCTGGCAAAGTGTTGTTTTAAAAACACATTCAATCGTCTTTGCAAATTCATAACATCAACACCAATATCAAACATATCAAGAATTTTTGTTCGTTTTAATGCTATAATATATCCAGAAGGGTCTAATTCTAATACGGATTTATAATCAAACACAGGGCAGGCTTTGGTTGATACTTCACAATGCCCATGAAAGGTAACATTACCATTATATTCAATATTAATTTGTTTACATAATTTTTGCAAAGTTTCAAATTGATTTAATGTAAAGTTGTGTTTGTAAAGTCCATGAAGACAAATAGCAATTGTTCCAGTATTTTGTCCCTTTTGTGCTGCTGGAGTTTTTTCTATATCACGACCAATCTGAAGTTCACCACCAAATGGAATAAAGTAATGATATCCAATATCATTCCATCCTCGTTGAAGATGCCATGCACGAATAGTTTCTACATTGCCATGTTTCGGATTAGGTGAAGCAGAACAATGCACAAATACTCGGTCAATTTCTCGTTTTGGTTTAGTAAACATACTATTATATATACGAAAAAGAGGGCGGTGAAGCCCTCCCTTTCTTAAAACAACAATATGATTACTGTTGGGTTTACTTACCCTCTGCCAAAAATTCCTTCTGGGTGGGAGAGTCTGTGTTAATGGAAATGACCCGAAGCATTTGCTCTTCCGGAATGACGTTCTTCAGGTGAATAATCAAAAGACCATTCGTGAAGTCAGCCCCAGTAACCTCAATGGTATCTGCAAGATTCCATCGACGGTTAAATGCGCGAGTCGAAATTCCCCGATGAATAAAAACATCACCATTATTGTTAGGAAGCTCACCCTTTACCTCAAGGATATTTTCCTTGGCCGTAACAACAAGATCCTCTTCTGAGAATCCAGCCAAGGCAATTTCAATAGCAAACTCATTATCACCGACCTTGGTGACATTGTAATGAGGATAACCAATCTTCTGGGCGGGATTAATTGTGGTTTGGAAATCAACAAGTCGGTCAAACATATTGTCAAATCCGACGTTGAAGGGGTCTCGACGGAATTCGTCGATAACAGAGTCAAAAGTAGACGTAGTAATACGCGATGTCATATCGCATCTCCTTATATTAAGCAAGTTGCTTGGTTTTGAGTGGGCCCGTACATCGGCACCCTCTCGGTGTTATATTATAAATGTAATCACTCAATTCATAATGTCAATAGCTATTTAGTACCCGTAGACCCAAAACCACCATCACGGTCAGTTTTTTGTGTAGGTTTTTCCTTAATTTCTTCTAAATAATAATGATGATCCATTACCATTTCTCCCTGGCAAATGCGGTCCCCATTATTAATGATTTTGATGTTGGTGCTGATATTTTGCATTATGATGAATACAGGCTTAACATAATCACTGTCGATGATACCCTCGCCGTTGGCCAGAGTTAGCCCCTGGTTGAGTACCAAACCCGAGCGAGCATGTAGCCGAACAGACCAACCTTTCTGGATATCAAAAATCAATCCCGTAGGAATCATCACCCGGGTATTGGACTCAATCCGAAACATTTCTTCCCGAACACACACCTCTCGTTCATAGTTTGAATGGACTTTGATGATAGTGCCTTTTGGTATGTATGCAAAAATATCAAAACATGCCGAGCCAGGAGTAGCAAACACAGGGCTATGTACGTCAGATGAAAGTTTGTAGAATCTCAAGTTATCAATATCTGAATGTATTGTCAATTTATTCGTTTCCCTATATTATATTTCGCCTGTAAGTCCCATTCGCCTTTGTCGCGATGAGCAATAATTTTAATCTGATTCAAAGATACTATTGGCTCTTTTGTTTTTTGAGAATCGGTTAAAGAAACCAAACCCCACTCAGCCAACAAATTGGTAATTGTGTTTCTTCTTGCAAGATCATTGTCGTTAATGTTAGTGGGCTTTCCGTCTAAGGCAAAAAGCTCCTTAAAATGGACAATGTAATATCTACCTTTTTTGTGTAGAATATGACAAGATTGAAATAAGGTTTTTTCTTTTCTGCTAGATACGCCTATTCTGGTGAGTGTTTCACGAACCTTTAAAAAATCATCATCTTCTTCTAATTCTATTTCAACTAAATCATCAACATTAAGTTGAATCACCCTTCTTGGTTCTTTGTGGTCTGTCATTTTTCAATCCACCTTTATCTAGATGTTCATGTATTAATGACAGTTGACTCCCTGAGAAAATATCTAAAACTTCTCTTGCCTTTTGATTGCTATATCCATAATATTCTTTAATGGCATCTACGTCTTTGTTTTCTTCAGGTTTCAACCATCGGGAGAATCTTCTATTCGCCCTAATAGTATTTAGAAGAAAATCAAATTGCAGCTTATTGTCTACATGTGATTTTGTATTTATCTCATTTGCATACATCACTGTATCCAAGAAATAAGATAAGGTTCGATTAACCACAAACGGAAGATACTCACCCTCTGTGAGAGTATCCTTATCCATAAGATTATCTTTGGTTTGATTAATCGACTTTAAGAAATCACCTAACTTTGCCATAGTTACTACTAACCTTTTTTATATACTTCCCAAGCAAAAGCGATGTGGGAATCGAAATAAGAACCCATGCGACAAAGAACCAAAACAACATACTTACTTATAAATCAACAGCGTTTATTACGTTATAAAGAATGGGAATGGCATTGTCTTTCGCAAATTGGTGTTCGATAAGAGTGCCCTTTCCCTTTTTCCATCCGGGGCAAAAGAAAATTGCATCGCATTTCTTGATGACAGCCAAGTCTGACGAAAGCGTATCTTCATAAGAAATTACACCATCCTCATATGCCCATTCGTCATTCTCGATTGGGCAAAGAACTGCCCAACTCTTTTTCATAAACTTGATAGAAAAGTATCGCATGATGTTGCGATTCATCCATCGTTCCTCTTCACTCAATGTGCCGCCATCACTATATCGACCTGCGACATAGATGACCGGCTTCAATGTGTCAGTAGGTAGTATTCCCATAATATTAATATTGTTCTCCTTATGCGGAAAGATTACCACCCAAATTCAAACTTCTTGGGATAGACATCTCCATTCTCCAGACACTTCTGATCTTCGTATTCAGAAATCTTTCTACGATACAATTCTAATTTGGCACATTCCAGGACGCCAATCACCTCATTGTACTTTGCATAGTTGGGAGTGTGCCCTAACCATGCATTAAGAAGTTTGGTGATTGGGTAATTGAGATTGCCTGGATTGGCTGTGTCTATTCTGTTATCGTGTGGAATAAACAATGGTGTCACAAGGTCCT